CATGATCAACAGGAGTAAACTTATTGACGTAATAATTATGTACTTTAGAATTTCCAATATCTCCTGTGAACAGTAATGTCTTTTCAATATTGTTCTGTTTGAGATACAATAAAATTTGTACACTACCAAGCAAATGTCCATTTGGAATAAGCATAAATGATAAAGTGTCATCAATAACAATTTTTTTCATCACAGGATATTCAGAAACATAATTCATTGTATGTTCTATATCTTCAATAGTATACAATGGATCATAATTCTTCCCATGTTGATTGTTAATTAATTCTATATCTCTTTCAATGATATAAGCAGAATCTTCAGCCATTCGATGCATAATTCGATAATTGTCTTGTGCAACAATCATTTTTGCAGAACATCCCTCTTTATATAATCTTGGGCTTAAAAATACGTGATCCGCATGGAGATGGGAAATAAAGATATAATCAATGTCTTTTGGTTTAAATTCTTTGAATCTTCTCTTGTTTACAAGAAAATCATCATATTTACTATTTGACTGATGTAAACCAGCATCAATCAAAATGTTGTGAGTATCTGTTTTTACATAAACCATAGAACCAGTAACATCCATGGCAGCAGGTTCATCTACAAATGATACTCTGATATTGTTTTGTTTTTTCTTCATAGAGAACACCTATCTTTCTCTATACTTCTTTAAAGCTTTCATTACGCTTCTTTTCTCACTTGCATAGTAAGTAGGATGTCCAGAATACGTCTGATGAATATCAGATTTGTCTTTGAATCCTTTTGAGCGAAGATAGAAAGCTTCATTTTTGGTGATCTTAATTATAGAAGATCCCTCCATTTCTTAAAATATTTCCAGTGATGCTTGACGCTGCACATGGCAGTCGTCGTACATATTTACTGGATTTGGAAAGCCTCAGACTGGATTTGAACCAGCTGTCCTTCAGGTCATGTCCTGTGCCTTTACCTGACTTAATGCTACCGAGGCATAATGGCTTGGAACGGATTTGAACCGCTTCACAATATTAAAAGTATTGCGTTCTACCAATGAACTACCAAGCCAGAAAGGAGTGGCAGACGAATATTAATCCATCTGCCTGTACTAACAATGAAAAAATCTTTGTTGAAAAAAGAACTGACCACCAAACAGCTCTTTGATTGCACAGGTAGGATTTGAACCTACGTCTCCAGAACCAAATGGAACGAGCGAATTTACCAACTTTTCCACTGTGCAATATTGGTAAGGACATAAATGTCCCTACCAATAAAGGATACTATATGAAAAATAAAATGAAACCTAGAAAAATAGCAGAAGGTGGATTTGAACCACCGATCTTCAGGGCATGAACCTGACGAGATAACCAAACTTCTCCATTCTGCGACAGGGATAACTGGATTTGAACCAGTGAATACAGCAGTCAAAGTGCTGTGCCTTACCACTTGGCGATACCCCTATGAGTATTTTAAATCAAGCAGAGTTTATTATAACATTGCTGCGCATTATAAAAAGCGTCTATTATTGTAGCGGTTCTGTATTTGTATAAAATAAGTAATACAAATTTTAGTGAGTGAAAAATTCCTCACTTTTGGCACACTCATCATGTAAATGAGCAAGATTTAATATCTTCAGAACGTGCCATACACAAATACTTGTGTAATTTATTTTTTGATTATATTTTAATTTAAAATACAATTCCTACAGCTGGATTCGAACCAGCGACTTTCATCTAATGTTATCCTTGCTTTGATGACCCTCTAGCCTCTGAGGTATGTAGGAAAACTGGCTAGGCAAGACTTGAACTTGCAAAACCGCACGGTTAACAGCCGTGTGCTCTACCATTGAGCTACTAGCCAATGAAACTGACACGACAGGAATCGAACCTGCAACACCAACGTCCGTAGCGTTGTGCTCTGTCCAATTGAGCTACATGTCAATATATTTACCACGTCTTATATTTACACACTGGCGACGCAGTATAATGTTAAATATTAAAGATATTGTGTGTAGGAATACCTTTAAAAACGACCTTAATCCTCGTAGGAATTTGAGGTACTCTCAAGGCGAACTGAAGTGATGAACTCCATCAGAATATCAGAAGAGGTATACATTCCAATATCCACCAACCATCAGGGTGTTCGCATATTTTTTGGTTAATCTATCGTATAGTTACTAACCTAATCATCCCTGTTGAGGGAATCGAACCCACTCGTGACCGAAGCCGCAAAATTTACAGTTTTGCCTGTCTCCTTAGCAGTATAAACAGGGATATTAGCCCACAAGTCCGAAGAACATTGTAGGACAAACATCACACCAACGAGAGTCGAACTCGTATTGCATCCGTGAAAGGGATGTGTCCTAAAACCATTTAGACGATGGTGCGATTTAGCGTACGGACTGGGCTACGACCCCAGGATACGCATATTCGTACGTATACAGGATTAGCAATCCTGCGCATTAAACCAGCTCTGCCACCCGTACATTCTGTATCTGTATTAATTTCAACAAAACTAACACAAATTTTAGTGAGTGATTCCTCCTCACTTTTGGCATACTTATCCATACAATAAGCGAAATATAACATTTCCAGAATATGCCATACACTTAATTGTGTAATTTTTGTAGACCACTCTATAAAAAGACACACATTCTTTGTGCGATCAAAACACCTTGGATTAGAGTATCGCAAGTTTCTACACGAGATCCACCTTGTACTTCGGCACCACTCTTTCAACGATTTGTGTTTTCTTTTATCAGCTAATAGCCTAAATCCACCGATCTTAGTCGGATCACTTCATTTCTTGTTGGGCACGCAAGGTGCAATGTTTTATAATATGGTAAATTACCATACACTTTCATCATCATCTTCATCATCATCTGAATTCAAAGACTCATATTTTTCTAATAATCTATCAAGATATTCATCAGCAATTTCTTGCATTTTTGTAAAATATCCAACAACATCCATAATGAATTCTGGTGGGAATCCGTGATCTCTTGTGTAGATTGATTTTGACTGCTCAATGTCGATCGTTTTGCCAATTTCCGTAAGAATCAAATGATATAAAGTTTTGCGTTCGATATCCATGAGATCACATAATTCTCTTATGCGTTTTCTATTTTTCAGATACCAAGTATTTGTTGCTTTTGGCAATTCGATATCACTCGTTGGCTGAACAACAATGGAAGAGGTTGCACTTGGCTGAGCTGCCACTACAGTATATGTACCAGTCTTGCGAAGAGATGGTAATACTTCAGAAGTTACCCATCTTTTGAACTTCTTAGCTGACTCTAACTTACTGCCAAAAATAAGAGAATAAATGCCAGATTCATTTATAAATGTAAGTCCTCTGTTTGGCACATTTTCTAACGTCGCAATTTGCGACTTTAGGATTTGCTGTTTATCTTCATCTTCAACATGCTTCCATAAAGCATCTCTAGTATTTGTATATCCAAGACATTCTGCGATATCTTTGCCAACAAACCAAGGTTCTCCATCAATTGTCAGAGTTCTCACATTTCCAAATTCCTCATTATTGAATGTTGTAATTGCTGTTGTATTCATAATAATTTTCTCCTTTAATATAATGTACAGATGGCATTTCGCCACCTGCCAGAATAATAAATGGAGGCTCGGTAATTATCCGAGAAAATATCCATTAGTCGGTGTACACTACTTGATGTGTACATAAGTTACCGACAAATAATTTGCGTATGCACTAAAAGGCGTCCAACACATTTGAAATCAGAGTTATATTGCTCCTGTAAATTCTATGGTAAATGTCTATACGCAAGCTCCAAACATACGAGCTTTATACCTCTGTGTTTTGCATGGCGTCCCATGCTCACCAAAATATCTTCATTGATGCCCTATAGGCGATATTTCTTACGTGTGATAAAATTAGCTTTTTGTTACTTTACCACATATACTTTACGGTACTTTTTGCCGAATCTCTTGACTTGTGAGTGAGAAGAGAAGTACATGTCGATATGCTTTCCTCTTACTCCGCCACCAACGTCCTGGGCTATATACCAGTGTCCATTGATTCTTACCTTAGTACCTAATTTAATTTTTCTCCTATCAACAGAAATGGTTCTGCCTTGTTTTGCTCTGCGACCTGAAGCAGTTCGGTTTCCCCAACCGCCAGAACATGACTGACAACCGCAGTATGCAGTAATCTTATATGTTCCCAAACATTTGACTTTTTTATTTTTCGCAGAGACAGCAGTAGAAGTAGTGAATCCACCAACTGCCAGTAGCATTGCCATAACTAATGTGATAATTGAAATTTTCTTTTTCATGATTTCTCCTTTGGTTGCTTTTCAGTTTCCTCTGGAGGTCTACTATATATTAATAGAACAGTTGCAAGTCTCGGATACCATCTCTGATTTTTGTTTTTGATGACATAGACCTCGGAACTCACGGTGTGAAATTTCTTTAGCTGCAAGCAGCGTGAGCATAAATCCGCATGGACTTATTGGTATTTTGAGAGTTTATCTGCTCTGATTAATCATTGTTTGAGCTTGACATGATTGTGGATTATCTGTCTTCTCATGTCTCCCTATTACAGGAAGATTGCCAAACCCCAGACACCGCATAAACACTGGGTTTGAACGGTGTCGAAAAATAAAAGTGGGAACTTTTTTGGCGTTTTTTTACTAAAATCAATTAACGATTTTACAAAGTGCATATGGTATGTTATACAGTGTTGTATAGTAATTATGATCTTTGATAGAATTTGTTCTGCATAATATATAATTTAATTGAAGTTTACCAAAATCATAATTAACCATATAAAACGCAAGATATTCTAATAAATAAAATTTGGTTTTAATTTTATCATTATCTATGTATCTTAAAAGTCTATATGCTGTACTTGAATTTATTTTCAGGGAAGTAAGTTGTTCAAAAACTTTATTTTTTTCAATCGTATATCTTTTTAGTTTTTCTTCATATGAATAATATAAAGAATCTAAGTGCATAATCTTAAAATGTGTAGAATATAAATCTTCGAACATTTTTACGATCTTAGATATTTGCTTTTTATTTACTTTATCCCAATCAAAATCAGTTGGAGTAAATATTTTTGAAATAGGGAATAAATCATTTGAAACATAGGCAACCGTATATTTAGTAATTTCATCAAGCAAATAATCCATTGTAGTATCGTATTTTGTATATGTGACATTCCGTTTTTTTTCATATCCCTTAATTTGCGAAATTGTGCCTAAAAAGGCTGACTGTTTTCTTAAATCAGTATTTTCATCTAACTCAATATGTCTATTCTGAATGCGTTTAATTTCTGCTTTAGAATCAACATCAAATTCTTTTTTTGCTTTGTCAATCTCAATACAAGACATTACGTCTAATTGGCAAATATCAAAATAAAGTTTTCGGAAGTCTTCGTCAGATTCATATAAGTCTTTAATAGACATTTTAGTATTGTTTGCCATATGCCACAACTGACTATTTAATTGCTGTGAAAGATTAATAATTTCTCCAATCAAGTTATTGCTTGTTCGTATGTCAAGATCTGCTTGATCATCGGATGTATATTTGCGTTGTACCTTTCGTGCGTGGACGTTTGAAGTAGGTACTTTAAAAACATCATAGTTTTTCTTTGCTGCGTTAAGCAATATTTTATTATCAGTTACAAGCATCTGATCTGAATCAAAATCACAACCACTTAATCGTTCTAAAATATTATCATTAATTGAATTTAAACATATAATTTCGTCAGTCAAATTAAAATATGTATCAATATTGTCAATATATGTATTTTTGGCAACTAATATATTTCCGATTGTAACATGTGGGCTTCGACAACATAACAACTCTTGGTTGTTTTGAAATCTAGTATTATAGACTTCACCGACTTTTAGTGATGAATTATTGTGGTCAAAATCATTAATAGCAGAACGTAACATTTCCAACGGGTTCCCAAATAAAACAGAATAGTTTCCGTTTACAAGAACATGTCCTCTTTTAAGATTTTTTCTATATGAATCAAGTAAATTATGTCTAAATTTATTAAATGTGGTTGTTTTACAAAAATCCTCAGAAATATTCAACAATGTGTAAATCGCATCATTAATTGAATTAAAAGTATACTCGTTTTCATCACTTATTGATTGATTGCATTTAATATGACGCTTTAAAACATTGATATCTGTATTTAATTTATTCATATAGTCAAATGATAATTGTAATAATTTATTTGTTTCTTCTCTGGATAATTGCAAAGTATTTAACAATTGATAATGCGTTTGTACCATATCTCCATCAAAAAAATGTGTTTTTTTCTCATGTTTTACAACGCCAAATATACTTGGCAAATTATTTAGCCATTGTTCCATTGATCCAAATTTAAGATACTTTACACTATTTGGAGTTGTGATCATCTTAATTTCAGACACATCGGTTGCGAGTGTAAATCCATTTAATTGCGAAATCTCCGTAATATTATTGTCTTCAAACCATTTTTGAATATTCGTGTTAAAACAGCATGATTTAAAAAATTTATTTCTTAAAAGAAGCATCCCATAACAAGAATATTCTCTCATAACAGATTTATCAATCAGACTCTGCCCATCCCAAATTGAGTTATGTATTTCAATTGTTTTTTCATCGGTGTGAAGCCATCCGTCATCCCCAATTGTCGTTTCAATTACAGTATCATTAAACACACTTTCATAATCATCAATAATTAAGATTGATTTTGGGTCAATATCAATTGTATCAACAATGCTACTTGTTGGAAGTGCAATATATGCTTCAAGTGCTGCGAGATCAACTTCATCCCCAACTTTTACATTCAGTCCACACATTTCCCATCTATGCATATGATTGTATAGATTTTTTTCAATAAATAAACATTTTCCAACACGACTACTTCCTGACGATCTCTTAAATCTAACGTAGTTTCTACCATCACATACAAATCCATTCATATATAAATCTTTTCGTAAATCAGACACATTTTTAATTGTTGTATTACTGGATTCTTTAATCTTGTAACACAATTGTTTTGAAGAGTTCTTTTTGAATTTCTTTACAAAACATGATGGTAAAATATTGCATTGGCAATCAGCATCAATTGTTTGATTAGTTTTTACTCCAATAACTTCTGTAATGGCATTTCCATCATCGTCAAATACTGTTTCTATAGCGACACAATCATTGAATTCAAGATTATGGTTTTCATAGCCATGCTTAACATATACATTTTTACGAACTCTATTGAATCTTTTAACGCTGTATTTAAAAGTAACATTGATAATCATTTTACTGTATTCTTTTTTCTTGTTTTTTGGATTGTAAAATGAAAAATCTTTTTTTCTTATATTAAAATTTTTTCCATTTTTTTGAACATAATCTCGTAGCTCAATCAAATCTAGGCTAAAATCATAAGTATTGATATATTTTTGAATATTTTCTTGTATTTTTCCATTAGCTTTATATTGGAGAGAGTAGCCGTTTGCTACCTCTCCGATATCATTATCTTTTTGATGATTGGCAATATATAAATCTTTTGCATCAACACTAGGTATGTTCAAACAATTAGTATTTCCTTGATAATTCATTAATTTTTCTCCTTTGCAATAATTCGAATTTGATGACCATTGTATAATTGTTGAATTTTTGATTCTATATGATGTTGTAATTTTGTCATATAAGAAGCTACGACCTGCTTCATTGAATCAAATGTTATTTGATTGTTTTGATCACATGTTAAAATGTTATATGTAACAGTATGTTTTTCGCAATATGGCATATCGCTGAATAATAAAGGAATTTTTATTGAAAAATCTTTTTCTGAGATGCCTCGTCGCCAAGGATAATTATAGTATTCTTGATATCTGTCATAATCTAGCATATATAAAATATCTAAATTCAGATTACGTGCAGTTTGCCATAAAAATTTTATATGTAAATATACACAATTGCTAGAGAACTCTATGTAAGATTCCCAGTCTTTATTTGATGAATTATTAATTAAATCATTAATTTTATAAACATTTTCGATAAGTTGATATGTATTATTAAATTTATTCAGCATCAATTGAATACAATCATTAAGTTCTTTAGTTGTAATTACATTATGGTAAGAACAAAATCCACTTATGATAAAATCGTTATATTTGATATGTACATTGATTTTTTTTAGCCGTTTGTTGATATCAATAAAATAATTAAATTTATAAAAAACACCTTGGCTCTTGTGCTTGTCAAATGAAATATTTAATTCTTTCAATTTATTTTGAATCTGTTCATTTAACAATTGATATTTTTTAGTTTTCTTTAAATTTCTGTTTATATATTCAATATTGGTCAATACAGCGTATTCTATATCAATTCTTTCAAGATACTTATTGATGGCGTCAGTATCATTATCAAACCCGTTGCGTTCTCTACGAATAATAGATTTATCTATCAATAGAGAAGTAATCCCTTTATTTTTTTGGATGTCTTTAAAAACAAAATCGATCCATACCATATTACGACCGCTATCACAATATTCGATAATTTGATCTGGATATAACTCCACAGAAATATATTTTAGTTCTGCATTTTCTCCGTTTTCTATCATTGATATGGCATTTTTTACAAAAGTGCCATATTTTTTAAAGTGAAAATAATCTTCGCCTCTTAAATTGCGGCAAACTGTATCTTCTGGAATTCCATTTTTTGTTATCTTAAAACGTCGCCAATTATAAATAAAACATATTGGATTGCTGAATTGTTCTGCGTGAATTGTTAAATATATCTTTTTTACTAATGTACTAACGTCTGCAATTTTAATTTCTGGTATCGGTACATTCATGGTCTTACAAAAATTCATGATCTTTGTACTGTACTGATGTAAGTATGAGTCCATTACAATTTGAGCAATTTTTTCAAAAGACTTCACACATTTCATTCGCTTAATTGTAACGGCAAAAAACCGTTGGTCATCATAATCCAGATTTCTAAAACCAGATATTTCTATAAATTCATCTTCATCAATTTCTTGCTTCGTATATTTTTGTGTATATTTCCACATTGTGTCGAGCTTGCTCATGTAATTCAAATCATGAGGCTTACTTCGTAATACATTCTTTTTTCTTTCTTGCAACTCAATATACCCATCTTTTTTATTGCGATTTTCTAACCTTCCATAATACTTTCCATTTTCAAACAACAGATCGAACTCTGGAATGTCGTCTGTAAAAGAAGAATTAATCAGATCTTTTACATTGATTTCTACGACAGGGCTATTTAGCTCGCACCAACGATCAGCATAGTTTGAGTATTTTTTCTTATTAGAATAATTGATTTCAAAGAAAAATCTTTTCCCAGTAATATCAATTACCGTAATATCTGGGCAATATATTCCAAACTTTGTTGTGTGATTTTTCTCAATCTCAATATTCTTTACAATATAAATTTGATCATCATCTTTTATCGTAAAAAGTGATCCTTCAGAAAATAGCCAATTTTTATACGTCCAATGAATAAGTGTTTCCGAATTTACACATGGACTTTCTGTTATGTGATAAAAATGTGGTTGCACTTTTTTACTTGACTTTGCTCTCATTTTTACAGGTTGATGACAACAAGGGCAGAAGTAATTGGTATTTTCTTTTGCGTCCTTAATATGTATATATCCATCATTTTCATCCTGAGCCACAATTAAAATTGGTACATATCCTGTATTTGCCATTCTACTCATCACCTTCGCTTTCTTCAAAAATCATGTCTGTCATCCGTTCTATTTCAGTTCTTGGTTTTCTGAAAGCGTCTTCATGTAAACTTTCTGCCTCGATCTGGCAATAAATATCTTCTGTAATCATTTCTCTTGTAGCAGCAGAACGACACATTCCTGCGCAAAACAGTACGGCGCCGCCAATCAGAATCGTAGATAAAACTATCATTCTACTGCACCTCCACTGTATTTGACTTACCGCTTAGGTAATCACCTGCACATTCAAGAAGCTTATATATAGCATCAGCAGATTCAATATGTATATCAAGATCACCAGCGGTTTCAAGCTCAACTACCTTAGCCATCAGAGCTGTTCTAAGAGAATATCTCTTTGCCGTGATTTGTAAATCATCTTCAAACTGATGCCAGATTGGGAAATCTCCTGTCTCTTTGGCAATTGAAAGTGTCACTGTAAATGTTTCATCCTCTTTGCCGTTTTCATCATTATGTCTGGCAGTAGCTAAAATTTTATGCTTTCTGTGATTGATCGGAATCTCAATGGTTGTCCCAAGGCTTTTATAACTGCGCTGTGGACGATTCTTTTTCTTCATTGCCTTCTGTTCTGCATATTTTTCTTTATTAAATTTTCTGGATTTCATTGAAAAGTCTCCTTATTTATGTATTTGTTTAGTTTAATTATTAATTTGTGTTTATTATGTATTTCAGTAATTCTTGCTTACTGTTCTGGTAAAATGTTCTTCTCAATCTTTCGCCAATCGTTGGGAAGGGATACCTTGAAATAAATGCCACGGGCACTCATGCTTTCTTTGACCATTTTGCATATCAACGTGTGCTTGTGAAACCGCAGCAATTCTTTTACTTGATACCATTTGAAACAATAATCAGTGCCACCTGATCGAATATTACTTAAGATATCGTTGATGAAAATTCGATAATACTGGTCATGCGTTGGCTTATAGACCACGGCATCTGTTGTACTATCTCTTGCTCGAATACCATCATTTCTTTTTAATCTTTTCTTTGAAGAAGGAGTAGTGCGTAGTCTCTGTGCTGCTAGTTTTACTGCAAACTGTTCTTGCGTCATGTTCTCAAATGAGATACGGTCAGAAGTAGCCAATAAGTCTTTGAGTTCTGTATTTAATTGTGTTGTCATGAAAATTTGTTAGATCCTTTCGTTATGTATATTATTGTTTAGTTAATTTTTAATTTGTGTTTACTTGATTACTCACAATGCTGCCAACAAAGTGATTAATCAAGGTTTTCTAAATCAGAAGAAGCATTAGTTGCTTTCCCGAATTCTCCGTAAGGTTTTAACTGTAATTTAATTTCTTCGATTTCTTTTTTATAATCGTAATTGGAATCCAAGCGATATTCTTGAGTTCCGTCATATTTATATTTATTTGTAAAAGCAATTCGACTATATACAACTCTATCAGTGCCAGGAAGAGTTTTGAATAATTGCTCATGATAGATAATCCCTGCCTCATCAAGAACCTTAACACATTTTTCAATAGTAGTTCGATGTAATCCAAGTTCCTTTCCGATATCATCATATGTTTTCACATATGTTTCTGGTCTTTTCTTTCTATTTTTTTTCGAATTAAAATCTTCTGAAACTCGCATGATAATATTGTATCTTAGATATGCTAACACGAGTAATACATTCCATATTCTGGTATTATATGGCATTGAATTCGTCTTATGTAATCGGAGCAAGTATAAGAACTCGAAGTTATAAATTATACCGTAATGTTTCTTTTGTAGGAATAAATTTTCTTCAGTGTTTTCATTCGGAACATTATATAATGTAAGCTGCTTGATTGGTGATGCAACTTTTTTAACATAGCCTTTGTCTTCAATTAATTTCATAAATTTTTTAACTTGTTCATTGATGCCTGATGAGTTGTAATTCTGTGAAAAGCTCATTTGGCGCACGAGTAAATTTGTATTATAAAGAATCGGTGGTTTTTCTGGATTCCATTTTAACATCATATTGTTTGCTAACGCCATTTGAAATAATATTCTTTTTTCTCCAAACTCTGGATTGTAGATTAGAAAATGTGGAATAACATGAAAGTTTTGTCGTTTTCCTTCGGGTTTAATTTGTTTCATAAATAATTCTCCTTTGCTATCTTGGTTATTAACTTGTGTGTAGACAAAATCTCAGCATAAGTACAACAGGTGTTGATTTGATAGACACGTCTAAATAGCTAGACAAATAATTTTTAATCGCTCAACCGACAATATTAACTATAAGAGACGTGTTATCTATATAGGACATATTACCTATACAAAACACGGGAATATAAATATTCCCTACCTATTTTTTGTTTCGGTCGCTGACGCTTACTCAACGAAAAAATTCCGTGTTCGCTGACGCTCATCTCTTTTCTCTTTTGATCTTTCATCTGTCTTGACAATTGTATTGATCATCTTTTAATTTCTCCTTTCTTTGTTTGTCATCATGTAGATCATATATGATAATTGTTTTATATTTTCTTCTTGCAATACCTGTAATCTTTTTCTGTTTATCTCATTGTAGTACAACCACATATATGATCTTGAAGATCTTGGATATAATATCTCAGAATGATATTTCCAGTAATCATGAATTTTTATTGCAATTTCTTTTCTTGTATCTGCCAACATATATTCTTTAAAAGAATCTTTACACAGATTACCATAATTGATTATCTGGCATATCATATCTGGTGTGATATCTGGTGGCAAATTGAAAGAGAGTTTTGTCTCTTCATTGCAATTATGTATAAAATCATTTGTATTCTTCACGGTATATATCCTTTCTTTCTTCATTTTCTTTTTAAGCATATTGGTATTTTACCATACTTCTTGCACCCTGTCAATAGGTGCAATGAGGGAAGTTAGTCATATTTTTATCTGGGTAGAATGTAATTTTCTTTATACTGGATTCTGTACATTTAGAAGAGCTTTTCGGGGGAATTTCTATTCTATTGGTAAATTGGTATTGTTGGTAGTGGAAAGGTATAAAATTGATTTATGATCTCTCAGGTGTATTTTTTCATAGGAAATACCATTGTACTTTTTCACGTACAATATATGCTGGCGCAGATAATGGTCTTTTCAATGCAAAGTGTACCCCACTATGTGATATGAGTGTGGTATGGGTCATGTGTCAAATTGCTTAGGGTACTTTTGCAATGTTTAGACGAGAAATCGGATGCTAATTTCCATTTTATATATTCTGGCGATAACTTGTTAGGGTAAGATAGTAGAATTGAAATTTGCTCTCTCGGAGTACATTTTTTAAAGGGTGTAATGAAGAGATATTTTTGCCTTAGGTCTAAGATGAGTTGTGATAGATGTCTAATTTGAAAATCTGCTGCATGATGGTAGGTGTTGCTTATATGTGATTCTCAATGTTTAGAAGAGTATATTCGTCAAATATGAATTTTGCGGTATGTCATGGAGAGTTGTTAATGTAGACAGGTAAAATGGATTTATGATCTGTAGAGTGCGATTTTCTATAGGACTGAATGAGAGATAAATTTTTGCATAAAAATAATCCCTGCTTGCAAGGCTGAGTGTCTGATTGATAGATTGCTTGTGTTCACTATCTGTCACAAATCTGGTTGATAGTTCAAGGGATTCCATCTTATTAAAATGTTTTGCCTTGCGAGGGATTGTTTTTATTGATACATGGAATACATTGAATGTCTTGTTCAATGCCATATACACGATTATATCATATAAGATACTTTATTGCAATGATAGATTGTAAGGTGTAAAAAATATGCCCAGAAAAATTTCCCCTGAGTATAAATTCTGATAATGCATTTGCCGATACATTATCTGGTGGTGTCAACTTGAACCCATTAATATCTTTTGTTGTGTCTGTTTTGGCATAGATGCCGAGGGTTGCCTAATCTCTCAATGGAAGTATAACATGATCTGCTAAGAAATGGAAGCGTGTAAGTGATATTACCTGCGGTAGCAATGTCGAGAAGGAACGCTGACGCTTATCCTGTCTCTCCTAAACTGCGCAATAAATTGCTTGTTTATTTGGGATAAGAGAGAAGAGGTAGTTGTTATTTCCTTTAGTGTTTGTAAGTGGTTTCTTGTAATTTATATATTTTTGTGCATATCTTTGTTGAGAACCTTCGATATAGGGTGTCACCAATTTTGTAGGCAAAATTGTTAAAATTGTAGTGATTATAAAGCAGAAGTGACGATTATTTTATGCGATTGATTGTGGAGATAAAATCGCTTTATGACATGATAGATCGAATTTATGCATTTTTCTGGGAGTAATTTTGTGCAAAGGTTGAGAGGTAGTTTGTGTAGGAATTTACTGGGATTTGTGAGGGTGCTGATGGTCAAAATCGTGCTTCGAGAAATGTTAAAAATCGTGTTTCGGGAAATTGTGCGAAAGTTGTGAAATTTGGGCGTGAAAAATATAAGGAATTGCTTGAGTTTTTGAGGGTAAAACTTGTATGAAATGGCGCAAAACAAAAACATGTCGTCGAGAGAATTGGGGAAAATAAAGGAGGAAATGGGGCTGATTTTTTGAAAAAGTGCGATTTTTGAAAGAAGGGATTCTGAGAGCGTTGGAAAAAGAGTAGTAAAACAAATGATTCGCTCGACGACGCCTCCGAAGACATGTTTTCGATTAGCAGAAAGTGTTTATCTAGGAAAGTGTAGGAAATTGCTTTGGAAAGTGGGGATTTTGTGGGCAGGGGTCGAAAAATTTTTGTTGACACGGTGATTGAACACGTCCTGCTAAAATGGTAATAGTTTCCAATTTTGTAAATGTAAACCTACCCCCGCTTTTTGATCTGGTGGTATAAAAATTACATGGTTAAAATTGTAAAAATCTATTTGAAATACTATAATTTTATTAAATAGATTTTGTAAATAATTGTAAATAATTTAAGGACAGATCAGGATCAGGAGTACAGATAATTTCCAACTATTTCCACATAGTATTCAAAACTACATGATAGTGTACCAGATACTGTATAATATAATATGGTTTACGACGTGTCGTAGTATTCCAAAATAGGACTACTACTTTGCGACTATTTATACAACAAGTGTTGTTTATCATACACCTGTCTATTATCCAACACATTATGTAAAAGTGTTGGATAGTCTATTCATACTATCAATACAAAATAAAACTTCACGCCACACCACGCCCACAAACCCACCTATAACTTCACTCTATACCAAACCACCTATCTATACCCATAATCTATACCACTTGACAGCATAGCAAAACCATGCTACACTACTAACCAAACAAGTGTTCGATGTTTGGCAGACTTCCAACACTTGCAACAAATACACAAATTAAAATATAAACTAAACAAATTAATATATGGCAATCATACAAGACCAAGCTATCATACATAAATAAATACATATACAAACATAACACGATAGTATATCTTATACTACCACACAAAACTAGATCCAAACTACTATAACTATATAAGTGCATATAATAGCATAACATACAACTATACACGACATACACCTATGACATAATATATAGATATACTACATATACATAATGCTATATAAGAGTACACCTACGGCATAGACAAGTGCTATATACTATACTATAATAGATATACTTATATATTATATTTATAATACTGGTTTGTTCATGTTTCTTCTATATAATATAGCTGATCTTTGCATAGTTACATTCTAAAGCATTTAAACGACTGTATAAGTGCTTATATGTGCATACGGCAGAGTAAACAGCATTATTGATCTTTGCTGGTGTTATCTGTATTATCATTCTTATTTAAAGATACAGATAGATTACAATCTAAAGCATTTAAAAGCATAAAAAGAGTGTCTAGTGTCATGTTTTTACTCCTACCGTTTAACAGATTGCTTATAGTTTGTTTAGATAGTCCAGTACGGGCAACTATGTCTTTTTGCTTTAACTTATTATCTAACATATAGTGCTTTATTTGTAAGATAAGATCATCTTGATTTTTTACAATATTATACATATAAAATTACTCCTAAATTTATTGAAAAAAAGTATTGACATAACAATACTAGTATTGTATAATTATAACTGTCAAAAGGATAAGACATACAAGTCCAATCCGATTGATATTATTATATCACGATTTACTCAAAAAAGTAAATCAAAAAAATTGAAAAAAGTATTGACATAACAATACTTGTAATGATATAATAAAGACAAGTTAAAAGAGTAGCAAAACAAAATACCATCTTGATTGATCGGTTGAGTTTTAAAATCTCACTTAACTTGACACCAGTTAAGATGCTGGTTACAAAAATTAAATAAAAAAAGATGATAAAGGCGTTCAGCCTTAATCAAAAAAGGCTTTCTGCCCATATCATCTTTGGGATTTCGGTATCCCTGAACCTAGACAATTCTAGGATACCATATCTTTTCTAAAAAGTCAATTCAGACTTTTTAAATCCCTATTTAAAACGGTTTAGACACAACCGAATAAAAGAAGAAAAGAACACTTCTATAAAAACTCATGGTAACGCCATAACCCATGTAAAAAAGATGATAGGGTAGAGTGTCGCCCGATGCAATAAGTGACATTAAGGTTATTTAGCTAATAACCCATTAGTTAGTATGTATGGCTAATGTCGGGAGACACCAGCAACGCAGAACACTATACATTACATTGAACGGTATAACTTAAGGGTGTTTTATAAACACTCTGAAAAATCTTTTTTTTGAATTAAAACATCATAGCCAAAGATTAACAATGATTCAACCAGTCATAAAGCTGGTTAAGATTTCATAATTCTTTTATAGGTCGATGATGGGGTACAAATTAACGCCTTGCATGGTATGCACTCGAAATACAAGCCACTGTCCATGACACTGTTATTTGTATCCATTCATGAACTTATACAAGAATAAGTTTTCAGACATAACTTTTTTGTTGTGTCTTTTTTATTTGTAACTATTTAAAATCCCGCTTTTATAACTTAATGTAAGTCGGGTATTTCAAGAAAGAAGGTATATTATTATGATGATGAATAAGACAAACGAAACAAAAGTAAGAAATCTTGTTGAAGGCTTCCTTGTGAAAAATGATGACATTGAATCATTTGAAGAATTCATGAAAGAATTTTACAAAGATCCCGACATGATGATTGATAATTTGAAATGGCGTGTTAATGGTGGCATTATGAAAGATGAAATACTTCCATGTGGCTACGTCAATGCTTGCAAACAGATTTTAGAAATTGTTAGAT